TGGGCATCATTTTGGAGTTGATGTTTTCGTTCTTCATCGAAGGCTACCCCTGCTTTAACCGCAGTTTCACTATCTTGAGAATGGAGATCTTTCTCGTACTTGGACCATTCGGGTTTATACAAAAGCTTAGGCATACAAAAAAAGGCGGCTAGATTTCTCTAGTCACCTGCTTGTTTATTACAAGAACGGCTAACTATTGCATAGTATACCACAAGAAAGCCCCCGATTTCTCGAGGGCTAACTTGACAATCAAAATAAATCACTAAGCAGTCGAAGAGACTGGGTGGTTCATGTTGACGTAGAAAGCGTTGTTCAATGAAGCAGCACCGAAGGTTGTCTTCCAACCAGCAGTCGCCACCTTTTCGGTAGGATCGCCCGTACCACCCGAACTAAAGTCTTTAACAAACGTCTTTAAGGACTGAAGTTGGGTGACGCCATAGGCATCACGGCCAAAGAAGGAAGTGACATACAGGGAGGCAGTCGCAGCCACACCGGTCCGAGGCACAGAGGTGTTGGTCGATTCAATAAACCGTACCCCCAGTAATTTACCAACCTCACCCGTTAAGAGTTTATTGGCATTTTCTGAGGTGTATTTATTGGCATCAATCCAACCTCCAGTGGTCGTATCCGCTTGCAGGTCATACAAAGCATCAGGATGAATCACAGAAACCCATGAACCATCTTCTAATTGCATTGCATCAGCCCGCGCTAAGCGGCGGCGTGCGCGTCGAACCATTCCGATGTTTGGGGTAGCAGTAGCGGGAATGGAGGTCCAGGCAGCGGCGGAAATGCCACCAACTACAGTATCGAACGTACCAGAGTTTTGAATTTCTTTCGCAACAATGGTATCAACAGAGAGACCTGCATTGTAGGCTAACCGTTCCATAGCGGCTTTCATCACATCACCGAAACTGGTATAAGCCAGTAAATCGGAGATAGAGACGGCAGCGTCATATTGAGCGGTTGAACCCGTCACGTTGGTTGCAGACATAGACACGGCGGTGGTAGGAACACCTTCACCCTGTCCGGCTGTAACTAACGGGAGGTTTGTCCATTTGGTCCAATACACGACCCCAGCACCATAGCCACCTTCACCTTTTTCAATTGTCCGGTTCACCTGACCTAATTGCTTGTGAGCTAATTTGGATTCGGCAATCCGTAAGAACAATTTGTCGTAATAGCGACTTTTAATCGCTTGCGACACAGTTGTCGTGGTTGATTTTGCAGTTTCAAGAGCCATAGATAATTTTCACCTACTCTCAAATCGTTCAGTTACCATTGGCCGTTCGTTTTGAGCCATGCTTCCATTTCCTTATCGGACATGGAGTCAAAGTCTGGTTGGGAGCCAGCCCTCGAAACAACACGGTTGGTAATGCCAGAGTCACTCTGCTGGACTTTGACAGAGCGGGCCTCAGTTTTGGCCTGTGACACTTGTTGTGTTAAGGCCTTGGCTTCCTCCATAGCCTGTTGAGCAGCTTGCATTGGGGTGTACTGCGGGTTATCTCGTAAAATACGAAATGCCTGCATATCCAATGTTTCGTTGTATTCAACGCTATGTGGATTAAACTGTGGCAACGTCAACTTGAGTTCAAGAATGTCGGCTTTGTCGACCTTTTTTTCGGGCTGTTTTCCAGGTTGCAAAGACTTGGTTTGCAAAAGTGCTTCACCTTGAGCTAATTGGGCTTTCATCTCCTTAAGCTCACGTTCGGTAGCCTTCATCTTCCCGTAAACAGTCTTGAATCTTGACTCAGGGACGTACTTTTTACCTGATTCATCTTCTGCGAGGGTTTCTTGATCTTCAGGCTCAGGGGCATTGGCTACCTCCGGTTCCTGTGATTGCGGCTTCTCTGCCGGTGCAGTTTCTTCTTCAGTCGTTTGTTCTTCTTGGGCTGATTCCAAGACGGGAGTTTCTGACTCTTCCGTAATATTTCCCTCTTCATCAGTCACCTGATGCCCATTGAGGGAGGCAGCTAATTGAGCCATCATGTCGCTCATGATGTCCTCCTTTATGCAGGGTTAAATACGTAGCCCTGAACGGCCAATTAATAAAGTGCAGCCTTGTGAGGCTGGAACTAAGAGCGGAACTCCGAGTTCTAACCGCGCAAGTCAACAACGCGCTCGTTAATTACCCGCATATAGCCGGGGATCTTGGACCCCCAGGGGCAGAATTTGCACCTGATGGTTCCATCATGGTTGTCAAGGTATCCCACATGACTGATCCAGTTGTCTTTGGCGTGAGTCGAACAAATGTCAACTCTTACCGGACGAGCAATGTGAGTTTTGGCCCCCTCCCAGTACTCATCGTTATTGGGCGGGAGGGTTGGGACGTTGTCGTTCATCTGATAAAACCTTTAAGTCTGACTCGATTGAGCCAAACATTTTTCTAAGGCCAATAAGTTCAAAGCGTTCTTTCTCAAACTCTTTGATGTCTTTATCGTCTTGAATCAAGAGTTCGTTCACAAAGGCTCTCACCCGGTTTTCGTAGTGGGCCTTAATCCGCGCAAACCCCCTGGTTCTTACGGTTTCTTCAAATTCGTGCGCTCGCTCAAGGGTTTCATTGAGCTGTTGCTGTTGGGCTTGTAGCAACTCCGGGCGTTCCATTCATGCCTCCTAAAACTTGGTCCATACTTGGTAATGGGTTCTCAACGGGAGCGCCCAGTTGCGCGTCAATTTGTTCTTGAGGGAGCGGTTGACCATCAAGCATTTGCTGGGGTGGTTGGATGTCGGTAATGGCGTCTTTACCCTCAATTCCCAATTGCAATTTTTCAAACATCTTTTCGGTTAAGACTGAGAAGTTAGGCATCTTTTGCTGCATCTGCAATCCCTGCATCCACTGGGGGTTTGAGATGCGGTCAATCGCTGTGAAGAAGTTTTCTTGTAAAATAACGGGGTCGGTGAGTTGTTCTGAGGATACGGTGGCAATGAAGTCATAATCGCCTACCACTGAGGGTTGTATGTCATCAGGCAGAAGATTGAGGAAAGCGAAGTTACCATCTTGCGACAACGTCAGTTTCGAAGGAGTTTGTAAGTCTCCCGGCACAATGGGCTGTCCCATCATGTCAATCTTGGTTAATTCAGTATTGTTTTTCAGGTAATCAACCTGGTCTTTGCCGATAATCCGTAATTTTTGCTCTTCAGTGGTGTATTGGATGCGTAAATCCTTCCAGTGATTGGCAATCTTTTGAATGACCATGTGGTTAAAGAGTTGGACTTTCAACTTAAACTGCGCGTTGGCTTCTTGTTGAATCAGCCGTGTGCCGGTAGCGGTTTCGTTGGCAGTATTGGTTCCCGTGTTGAGACCGATGGTATAGTCGGTAATGCCAGTGCCGTTTTGAAGCGCGGAGGTTAAATAGTTCATGGTCTGCACGAAAGTAGCGCCGGTGACATCGGGAATTTGGACTGGTTCAACAGCATTCATATCGTCGGTGGTGATGATGTTGCCCGGTGCAGAAACAAGGGTGTGCATGTCCACCCCGGAGTTTTTCTTCACTTTCCACATGTTCCGCAACGTTAACTGCACGTTATCTAACCGCTGGTTTAACACCGCGTTAATGGCCCGCTGTACCCTGTCCACAGGTTCAATCTCCCCCATTCCATAGAGCTCACCGGGATAGGGATAGTCCACGCCGTAGATAATGGGAATTTCTCCATGAAAGTACGGGTTTTCGACTTCGCGAATAATCACATCATGTTCAATGGCATAATCTACCCAACCTGAACCGGTAAAACGGCGCAATATCACTAATTCCGGTGAACTGTCATCCTGACCCACCAACTCGGTGGTGGAGAGCATGATCCGCCGGTGTTCCCGATACTGCATGTGCTCGGGGTTGGCGTTACCCGTAGTCTTTTTGTCTTTCTTATCCTTGAGTTTTTGCTCTAATTCATCCAAGTTTTTGTAGTATTCTTCACCCCGTAAATCGTTCTGGGCTTTCAATTCCTCAATCGTTTTAAAGGTCCGATAGATAAACCAGCGCATGTTGTGGATATTGGTGGCGTTGGGATCGGGGAAGCAGTCGTAAATGTTTAAGGTTTCAAAGTTGGGGCCGTCAAACTCAGTCACCTTGATATGCTCAGTATTCTTGGGTGTCCACACTACCCGGCCATTCACTTTTTTAGGGATCATGCGCTGTTTGGTGCGCTCTCTAAAATCCCAGTAAGTTCTCCCAAACGACGTGCCGAAAATGAGCATGGATTTAACAAACTCGACTAACTTGGGAAACATCTCTGCCCGGCGCCAGTCATATTTCATCAGGGCGTTTAAGATGTTGGCAGTAGCAA